CACTAATAAAGGCGGAGAATACTTTGCGATTGGTGTAGGTGGTGCTGTTACAGGTAAAGGCGCTGACTTACTTATCATTGACGATCCTCATTCTGAACAAGAAGGCGCTTCAGCTGATGTAAATGTTTTTAATAAAACTTATGAATGGTATACTTCTGGTCCTAGACAAAGACTTCAGCCAGGCGGAGCTATTGTTATTGTTATGACAAGATGGCACGAGCGTGATTTAACTGGTCAAATTATTGACGCTAGTATTAAAAGAGGCGGATCAGATGAATGGAAAGTTATTGAACTTCCTGCAATAATGCCGTCTGGAAATCCTCTGTGGCCAGAATTTTGGTCTCAAGAAGAGCTTGAGGCATTAAAAGCTGAACTTCCAGTTTCTAAATGGTCTGCTCAGTATCAACAAAACCCTAGTTCAGAAGAAGGAGCTTTAGTAAAAAGAGAATGGTGGAGAACATGGGAACATGAAAACCCACCTAATTGTCAGTTTATTATTCAATCTTGGGATACTGCTTTTCTAAAAACACAAAGAGCAGACTTTTCTGCTTGCACTACATGGGGTGTTTTTTATGCAGAAGATGAGTTTGATGGAGCATTAGCGCCACAATTAATTTTATTAGACGCATATCAAGAAAGATTAGAGTTTCCAGAGTTAAAAGCAAAAGCAATGGAAATGTATAAATCATATCAACCTGACGCTTTTGTAGTTGAAGCTAAAGCAGCAGGTACTCCTTTAATATTTGAATTGCGTTCTATGGGTATTCCAGTTTCAGAGTATACACCAAGCAGAGGAAATGATAAGATAGCTCGTGTGAATGCAGTTGCAGACTTGTTTGCTTCTGGTGTAGTATGGTGTCCAGAAACTAGATGGGCAGAAGAAGTGGTTGAGCAGTTTGCTGCTTTTCCAAATGCAGAACACGATGACCTTGTTGATAGCAGCACTCAAGCTTTAATAAGGTTTAGACAAGGTGGTTTTGTTAGTTTATTTAGTGATGAGCTAGAAGAACCGTTTGATGACAGAAAAAGAGCTGAATACTATTAAGGATTATAAATGGCAATAGAAAAAGGCATACAACAAGTAGAAGATAAAAAGAATTTAAACGGTGAAGCTATAGAAATAGAAATAGTTAACCCCGAATCAGTTGGAATAGAAACAGAAGATGGTGGTATAGAAATTGATTTTGGTGGAGGGCCTACTGGTCTTGAGTCTGGCTTCGGAGAAAATTTAGCTGAGATTTTAGATGAAAGTGAATTAGACGCTTTAGGTAATCAAATTGTTAGTGATTTTTCAGCTGATAAAGAATCAAGAGCTGATTGGGAAGAAACATATATAAAAGGTTTAGATCAACTTGGATTGACTGTTGATGAAAGAACAGAACCTTGGCCAGGAGCTTGTGGAGTTTTTCATCCACTTTTATCTGAGGCAGTTATAAGGTTTCAATCACAAGCTATATCAGAAATATTTCCAGCAGAAGGTCCAGTAAAAACTAAAATTCTCGGAACTATTAATGATGAAAAAGAAAAACAAGCTAATAGAATTCAAGAATATATGAATTATCTATTAACTGAAAAAATGGTTGAGTATAGAACTGAAACAGAAAAGCTACTTTTTTCTCTCCCCTTAGCAGGATCAGCTTTTCGTAAAGTCTATTATGACTCAAACATGGGAAGACCTTGCTCTATATTCGTTCCAGCAGAAGATTTTGTAGTTAGTTATGGAGCAAGTGATCTTCTTACATGTGAAAGAGCTACTCATGTAATGAAAAAAACAGAAAATGAAATCAAAAAACTAATGTATTCTGGTTTCTTTAAAGAATGTGATTTACCTAATCCAAGCCCTGATATTGACGAAATAACAGATAAATATAACAAATTAACAGGTGAAAGCAGCGTAGAGTATGATAATGATGGCCGTTACACTATTCTTGAAATGCAAGTTGACCTTGACCTTCCTGGCTTTGAAGATACGGTAAATGGTGAGCCCACAGGTATTGCTCTTCCTTATATAGTAACTGTTGATAAATCGAGTGCTAAAGTTTTAGCTATTAGAAGAAACTATGAAGAAGGCGATCCTAAGAAAAGAAGAATTCAACACTTTGTTCATTATCAATATTTACCTGGAATAGGTTTTTATGGATTTGGATTAATACATATGATTGGAGGATTAAGTAGATCAGCCACTTCTTTATTAAGACAACTTATTGACGCTGGTACTTTATCAAATCTTCCAGGCGGATTAAAAACCAGAGGTTTAAGAATTAAAGGTGATGACACACCTATAATGCCAGGTGAGTTTAGAGATGTAGATGTTCCAGGCGGAACTATAGCAGAAAACATTTCTTTCTTACCTTATAAAGAACCAAGCCCTACATTGTATCAATTATTAACAACAATAGTTGATGAAGGAAGAAGGTTTGCAAGTTTAGGCGATTTAAAAATTGCTGATATGAATAATGAAGCTCCAGTTGGAACAACACTTGCTCTTATGGAAAGACAAATGAAAGTTATGGGAGCAATACAATCAAGGCTTCATGCTGCAATGCACAAAGAATTTACAATACTTACAGGTATAATTAGAGATTTTACTCCACCAGAATATCCTTATTATGAAGACCCAGATGAATTTTTAAAGTCTGAAGATTTTGATGGTCGTGTAGATGTTATACCAGTAAGTAATCCAAACGCTGCTACAATGTCTCAAAGAATTATGCAGTATCAAGCAGCTTTACAGTTAGCTCAACAAGCGCCAGATATGTATGATATGCCAGAACTTCATAGACAAATGTTAGAAGTGTTAGGTATTGAAAATGTCGATAAAGTTATTCCTAACCCTGATGACTTTAAACCTACTGATCCAGTAACTGAAAATATGAACTTCTTAAATATGAAACCAAATAAAGCATTTGAGTTCCAAGACCATGAAGCTCATATTGCAGTTCATATGGCAGGAATGCAAGACCCAGAGTTCCAACAGCAATCTCAACAAAGCGCTTCTAGTGGAGTTATAATGATGGCTATTGATGATCATATTAGAGAACATTTAGCTTTCCAATATAGAGAAGAGATTGAAAATGAATTAGGAACTCCATTACCACCTATTGGAGAACCTTTACCAGCAGATGTAGAGAAAAGACTTTCAGACCTTGTTGCTCAAGCAGCTGAAAAATTAACTGCTCGTAAACAACAACAAGCTCAACAACAACAAATTCAAGAACAGCTTGAAGACCCAATTATTCAACAAAGAAATAGAGAGTTGGACATACAAGAAGGCGAGCTAATGAGAAAAGCTGAAGCAGATAAAGCAAAAGCCGAAGCTAATAGAGCTAGAATTAAAGCAGATGTAATGACTGAATTAAAAAGAATCGAATCAGATGAAAAAATTGAAGGGGCTAAAATAGGTCAAAAAATTGGAGACGCTTTATTAGAGGCTGCAATGGAAGGTGAAAGCTCACATTCAAAAGAATTTGCAGAAGGAATAAGATTAGCTATAGAAATACAAAGAGAATTAAGTAAAAAAGGAATAACAGAATAGGAGGAGTTATGAAAAATATAACAATTATTTTTATATTAACTATCTTTCTAGCAGGATGTGGTAGTTCAAGAATTATGTTGAACGCTGATATACCAGAATCCCAGCAGATAGATATAAGAATATCAACTCAAGATAACGAAACATCTTAAAGTGTTTGCGTTATTAGAGTTTTTTAAAATATTATTTTGTATTGTTGGTGTCTTTAGTTTTTATGTAGCTATAAAATCTTTATTGCCACCTCTTGATATTCCTATGTTTATGTTTATATTACCTGTAAACATAGCTTTTATACTATGGTACAATAGAAGAAAATATTTATTATAAATATATTTAGGGAGAAACATGGCAGAATCAGCTTTTAGTCTTTTAAGACAAAATTTACAAAAAATGAGAAAAGAACATGAGGAGAATCTTGGTCAAGGTTCTGCTAAAGATTTTGCTCAATATAAAAAAATAACAGGAATTATAGAAGGATTATCAATTGCTGATAGAGAAGCTGCAGATTTAGAAGCTAGATTAATGGAGGAATAAATGGGAGTACCATCAGAAATGACTACAACATCAAAACTTACAAAAGTTACAGACAAAAGAAAAGAAAAGGAAGAAAAGGAAGAAAAAGAAACCGCAAACCAACTTCCTGAACCCAAAGGATATAGAATTTTAATTGCTTTACCTGAGCCTGATGATAAGACAGAAGGCGGTATTTATAAGACAGAATCAATATTACAAACGGAAGAGATTGCCACAGTGGTAGGTTTTGTGCTAAAAATGGGTGAAGATTGCTATGATGATAAGAAGAAATTCCCATCAGGAGCATGGTGTAAAGAAGGAGACTGGATTGTTTTCCGTGCTTTTACAGGCACACGCTTAAAAATACACGGCAAAGAATTTAGAATTATTAATGACGACAATGTAGAAGCTGTCGTTCAAGACCCAAGAGGCATAGAAAGAGTATGACCGAAACACAACTAGCCGAAGAGTCTTTAGAAAGCGAATCACCGCTTCCTGAGCCTCAAACAAGTACAGAAGATAAATTTTTAGGAGTTAAATCTACTGTAGGCACTAATAAAGACTCCGAAAACATAGAGGTAGAAGTCGTAGATGACAGGCCTGAAGAAGATAGAAAGCCACCTCGACAAGATGCTAAAGAAGGTAACAAAAAAGAAGTTGAAGATTTATCTGAAGGAGCAACTAAAAGAATACAAAAATTAAAATATGATTACCATGAAGAAAGAAGAGAAAAAGAAAAAGCATTACGGCTCAGGGATGAAGCTGTTACTCATGCTAAAAGGGCAGTTGCTGAAAATCAACGCCTTTCTCGACTTGTCGGAAGTGGCCAGCAAGAGCTTATTAAGCAAGCCCAAGAAAAAGCTGAATATGCAAAAAAATCAGCAACTAAAGCGTACAAGGAGGCCTATGAGTCTGGAGACGCTGAGGCGATTGCAAAAGCTCAAACAGCTCTCACAGAAGCAACATTTGCATCTCAAGAGGCAGTAAATCTTCCTGCTGATATAGCAAATAAAGTAATAGCTGAAGAGCAACAAATTGCTAGAAACAATCAAAATAAACAACCGCAACAACGACAACCAGAACCTATACCTGAACCAGTTCAACCAGATGCAAAAGCGCAGGCTTGGGCAGAAAAGAACGAATGGTTTGGTAAAGATGAAGAAATGACAAGTTTTGCATATGGCTTACACAATAAGCTCGTCACTAAAGAAGGGCTTGACCCAACTACAGATGAGTATTATGATCGCATTAATTCACGAATGAAGGAAGTATTTCCTAATTCGTTCGAGGGTACAGTACAGGCAGTAGCAGAGTCTGAAGAACCTCGCAAGTCGGCAGAAGTAGTAGCTCCAGCGACTAGAAATAACGGAGCAAGGCCTAAAAAGGTCAAATTAACTGCTACTCAAGTTTCTCTCGCAAGGAAACTTGGTATAACACCAGAGCAATATGCAGCTCAATTAGTAAAGGATAGATAATGACTAAAAATAAAAAATTTGAAGATGTAGAAGTTGGTAAGAATACTGATCAACAAGAAAACATTGAATCCGATGTGCTAGAGACTGCTGAGTCTGGGCGCACTCCACGAGAAGCTCGTGAAGAAACCAATCGTGATAACACGCAACGAACAAAAGCGTGGCAACCACCTTCAGTATTGCCTGATCCAAAACCACAAGCTGGTTATGTGTT